GGGCGAGTGACCCTGTTGAGCAGGGCGTGTTCTTCCCGGACGCGGGCGTCTTCCATTGTGCGGTACTCCAGCAGGGCTTCGGGGTGTTTCTGGAAGTCTACCCATTTACTGGCCATCTGTGATCCGGCGATGGCGGCGTTGTATTCCGTTTTGAGCCAATTGCCCTGGTATTCCTCCAGGAGCGGCAGCGCTGCGTTGCGGAATTCGCGGTAGCCGCCACCGGTGTCGATGGTCTTTTTTACGAGGTCTGTGAGATCACGAAGCATGTTCCAGTTCTTGGCTCCGGAGAATTGGTAAACGTTACGCTCCAGGTGGGCCAGTTTATCGTAGTCGGGGGTATCGTAGGCAATAGATGAGAAGTCGCCGCCAAAGCCCTCAAAAACGCCTCGCATGTATGTTTGCGCATTGTCGATGAGGGTAGCTTCGTCAATGTCGGGCAGCTTACCTTTAAACGCTTTTTTAAGCAGGTTTAAATAGAGGTTATTGAGCTCAAAATTGCCGAGGTCATTATCTTCCAGATCAGGTGCATGGAAGCCGCCGCATTGCGGACATTTTTGAGCATAGGCCCGCCGTATCAGCGGGCCGGGTCGAAAAAATCGTTTAACTTTTTCTCTAACATTTTATCAATAAGGGATATTCTAACCTTTCCCATTACATCATTGTCTTCCAAGTCGATCCCATCCTGTCCTTTCGGGTTTGCCGGAGCCGGGGCTTTGAGTACGGTATCGGTGGGTGAAGGCTTAGGAATGTCGTAGGTTTCGTAGAAGTACTCCTCTGATATGGGCAGACCGGCAGCGCTGAGGGCTGTATCTATCTCGATCTTTTGAATGGCATAGGATATGTCTATTTCATTTTTGATGTTGAAGCGACCACCATCTGCGACCGGGAGGCCGTATGATGCGAGGATATTGATAAAGTGCGGCTCATTGAGCATATTCTCCAGGTATGCGAGATCGGCTTTGAGGATTTCCTTTTGCTGATCGGAATGGGTTTTGCTCTTTGCCTGGGAGCCGGTGCCGGAGTTGCCGGTGGTCTCCTGGTTGCCGAGCACTATAACGCTCATCTCGTCATTGAGGGATTTTACAAATGTATGTTGCAGATCGCCGTTTGCGTTGCCTGACTTGCCATCGAGCATTTCGAAGGTGGCCGTGTTGGGGATCATTACGTACAGGAGGTTACCATCCTTATTCAGCTCGGCATTGAGCTTTGCTTCGGTGCCAACTTCGAAGGGATTGTATTTTACGACGCGAACGGGCATGCCGAATACTTCGATGAAGTTTGCCCAGTCGGCCAAGGCTCCGCGCTTGTATATGACGTATTGTGAGCATTGCAGGAGCAGGCCAAGGTCTTCAGGTTCACCGATGACCCAAACGTTCGGAATCTTCGTGTAGTCGTAGCCTGTGGTCTGGTCATTCTGCTCAATGGATATAAGCTGTGTTTTAGTCTTGATGTGCTTGCGGGGTATAGGGCGGAAGTCCAGTGTATCCCCTATTTTAAACTCTATGCCGGTGATGCCCCAAAACAAGGTCTCCATGATCATGCGCATAAGCGTGTGAAACTTTGTTGACTTGATTACATCCCTCATTTCTTCTACTTCCTCGCCGTTGGCATCCTGGTAGTATATCTGCTGGTTGATGACAGATAATATGCGCTTGTTGATGACACCGGTAAGGTGGCCATCGAGGAGCATGTGTGTGTAAATGTCATAGAGCCGGGTGCGGTTAGGAAACTGGCGCATTTCGGCATAGCGGATGGACTGGAGATAATCGTCTATCTCGTATTGTGTGCGAATGGGGGCGCGGAGGAACAGGGAGTCGTTAACCTTCTCCTGATCGGATAAATTGCCCGTGTCTGTAATCGGATCGTTTTTGTAGACCGTACCGAATGATCCCGGAGCCGCATTGGTGATACCTTTGCTCTCTCCGGTAGATGGAGCGGTATTGCGCTTCGCGGGAACGTAATCCCATGAGAATCTTTTTGTAAGGTCTTCCCATATTGCACCGAGGTCGAAACTGCTTTTCTTTGCCATACTTAAAAATTATTTGAGCGTTTGCGGCGTCCAGTAGCGTGTACTGTATTTACCTGTGATAACTGCACTGTATTCAAATCTGCCATAGGCCATGTGGGAGGCGTCTGGCGAACGTCTTGAAGGCGTTTGAGTGTGTCAATAGCCTGATCATACCGGGTTTTTGCGTCCTCATAGTTGATACTTGGGTTTGCGAGATTAAGGAGGTACCAAACCCCCATGTTCTTAATCAGGCGATTGAGTAAAACGCTGGAGGTTGTCGCCGCCACATCATTAACAGGATCACCGAAGAGGGCTGTCAGGTTGAACCGGCCAAGGTATGACTGGGCTTCTTCTATGGCTGTAGCTATGGCTTCGGTGGCGAGTGCGCCTCCATCGTTGCGTGTGATCTCATTTAAAATCTCTTCATAAGCTACTGAAGCGAGATCGGCTGGCTGGACTATTGGTGTATAGCTCATGTTATTCGTTTGGTGTTAATGTGTATGTGTTCGTGGATTCGTCGAATGAGAGGGTGATGTTATTTGTCGTGCACCAGGACTGGAGGTCGGCGACACAACAGAGCGGCGGATAGTTTTCGATATCCGCTTCGAACATATCGCACAGCTCCTGACCTGTAATCGTGATTTTCTGGCATAATGCCTGTCTTATTTTTTCGTACATGGTTACAGCGCTTTACGGGGGTTACGTTTGAGGGGTATAGGGGTGAATTGTTTCATGTTGTTATAGAACTTCTGGTTTATGATGAATACAGCACCTTCTATTGCATCGGGCCCGTCGAGCTGCTTGCTGTTTGGCTTGGCGGCTTTGAACTGGTCAACCAGGCGCATCATGTGGGGATTGCTTTTTTCGTCTTCATTGAACACGAGATTGCCGGTTCGGTTGATTGGCTCTAATGTGCCTTCGATACGAAACCATTTATCCGGCTTCTTGCGATTGTCGCCGGTGATGGGGAGTACTGCGCCGTGTGCACCTTCGTAGTTGTACACCAGCGGCAACAGTACCTGCTCATAGAACGGGCCTTGCAGTGTGTTGTTTTCCACTATGAAGAATCCATTGGTACGGCCAGCTATATAATCTTTGCAGGCGTAAAATGAGGCTATGAATATGTGGTTCCCCATGACGTCCAGAAAGCCATAGTAGATGTAGTATGTGAACTCTTTGCGACCTACGATGAACACCGCTTTGCGCGAGTTGCTGAGGTTACTTTTCTGGCCGGGACGATCTTTGTTTGATGTGCCGGGGTCGCCGTAAACGACTACGAACTCTAACTGCTCCAGCGGCGGACATTTGCCCCATTTGATCTCGGGGAATGTCTTGCCTACGGACATGGGGTTATTGAAGTATTCCTTTTGGGCGGAGGCATAGCTGATCTGACTGAGTACACGGTCTATGTGTGCTTCTGTGTTTTTCTCCGGCCATGTGGATTTTCCCTGATCATCGCGTATATTGACAATGGATACGTGATCTGCAAATTTTTGAGCGCGCAGGACGCAACAGTCTTCTGCTATGATATTACCACACCATATCTGCAATAACGGGTTTGAAATGGAACGTGTGGGTATTACTGCCTCCTGCACCCAGTTCCAATGCTGATCTATGATATCTGCATTGCGGCAGTCTTCGTCGGTATCCAGATCGTCGAAGAGTATAATGTCCGGGCGTATGGCTTCATTACGCGTACCGCGCGGTGACTGGCCTGCACCTATGGCGCGAAATGCCGCACCCTTTTTAGTAATGAATTCTCCAGATTCCCAGGAACCTATATGTTCCTGCTCACCGTAATCCTGAATGATCCGGTTGTTTACTTCCAAATTTACTTTGTATGGCAGCAGTAATCGTTCAGCATTATCGTAGGAGTTTGAGATAATGATCGTGTTTGATTTTTTCCCGGTTAGCGTGAGATAGAGCACGGCCATCATAGTACGTGTGGACTTGGCAAGCTCCCGCGCCCAGGAGTCTACTTCTGTCCACTCCGGATTGTTAATAATGCGTTTTGCAGCGTCTTTATGAAACTGTGCTGGTGGCGCGGAGCAGTACTTAGGGAAGTAGTATTTAAACCAGGCCTCGTGATCTGCTTCCAGTTTCTTTACCCTTTTGAGTCTGTCAGATGGGGTTTCAGTAGTATCAATTGGGGTACTGTTGCGAATGCCTTCCGCAAATTCTTTCCACAGACTTAGATATTGTTTATCGGTTTTTTGCATCGTTTAAACGCTTTTTAAAACTGCTGTAATGAACAGATCGAAGTAGGTGGTGACTTGCTGTGCCAGTGCATGGTCTTCGATTTGTATAAACTTGATGAATTTGGTGCCGGTTTCTATCATTTCTCCGATGCCTGTTGTGGTTTCCAGCTTCTTGATAGCAAGGGCGAGTTTGTAGATGCCATCTGTGTCTGGCTTGGTAGCGGGATCGTTGTCTGTAGCTGCAATGCGGGCTTCATCTTTCATTGCGGCAAGTGTATCGTAGAGGTCTTTCAGTATCTCTGACTTTGTAGCCATAAGGCCTTTGCGCATGGTTTCCCAGCGCCCCTCATTGACCCACCGGGACATGGTTTTTTCCGCTACTCCGACTTTAATTGCGAGTTCTTTTTGCGTGTGATCGCCACGAATGAATAGTTCTCGTGCCCAGTCTTTTTGCTGTGTTTTCGAGAGTGCTTGTTTTGCCATGTTTATTGAGTTTCGGCCCTCCAAACTGGGTCGGGCGCGCGCGAGCGGAATACAAAGTTGATTTTTTGGATTTGCTCCGAAATGAAAAAAAAGGATGACACCGCGCGTGGGTAGGTGTGGCGCTTTTTCTGTGTCGGTGTGGTTGAAAGTGCATTTGGTAGGGCATTTCAAGCGTTGCAATTTTACATCCTACACAGGCAAAACACCACATGGCAGAACAGCGGATAGATAAAAAATTTAAGCTCAGCGACAGCAGCCTGAACTCGTATGGCATGAGGATGCTGACGAGCGGGTATATCATGTCGGAGTTTAAAAAGAACCCTATAGGCTACTACCGTCATGACGATAAGGACGGGGTATTACTGAAGTGGGACGGCCTTGCACTGGAGGATGACCATTTGGTGGGATACCCAGTGATCAATATGAGCCACCCAAGGGCGCAGCGCACTATTGAGGAGATCAATGACGGCTTCCTGAATGCTGCGAGTGTGGGCCGGTTGAAGATACTGGAGTTTCACCTGGAGGATAATGCCGATGACGAAAGCAAGCCGATCGTCGTTGTGACGAAGTGGTATAACAAGGAGGCGAGCATTGCCGAGAACCCAAGCAATAACAATGCGTCTGCACTGGCGCTCTGTGATAAGGATGATAACGAGATCAACCTCGAAGACCTTTACGAAATTCCAAAAATTAAAATCCAAAAATCGAAGGATATGAATAAGAGGACTGTGCCGGTAACGGCTGATATGCTGGAGTTGCTGAACCTGGAAGAAGGCGCAACTGATGATGCCATAACCGAAGGCATAAGGACGCTGAAGACCGAACGGGATGAGGCGGTGGACGGCTTGAATAAGCAGAAGAAGTCGGAAGCTAAAAAGCGTGTTGAAGCCATTGCCAAGCAGGGTCTTGAGGACAAAAAGTATACTAAGGCGACGCATGATAAGCTGGTAAAGCAGTATGCGGAGTTTCCGACTGAACTGGAAGACCTGGTAAAGGATATGACACCTATACCGGAACTGAAGGTGAATGAGAGGGGTGCAAACCCGGACGGATTCCCGACTGAGCTGGAGGATAAGACGCTGGACCAGTTGCGCGAAATGGGTAAGCTGGCGTATGTGCGTGATACTTTCCCGGATAAATACAAGGTGCTCTATAAGGCGCGGCATGGTGAAGAGCCGCCTGTTAGCAAGTCGTAAGTCATAAGTCGTAAGTCATAAGTCAATACCCCGTAGCTCACAAGGCACGGGGCATTGGCGGCAAAAGACATTAGTTATATGAAAAGAAAAATCAGTGGGGTGCAGGCACTCCTTTCGTTTGTGGCCTTTCTGTTCGTAACGGGAATAGGGGCGGATCGCTTGCAGTTCCAATACGGTGTGCCGCCGTTATTGACTTTCGCTGTGGCGTTTGTATTGGTGGTGGGCGTAGCCCTATGGAATATGCTTGGCGAAAGCAAGCAGAGTACGTGGTTTGTGCGGAAGTCTCACAATGACCCCTGGCATATGCCGCATGTGAATGCCGTGCCGGTGGAGAAATGGGTGCCGTATATCGTGGAGCGCTTCTGGAAAAACAATATGTTCCTGAGCAGGGCGTGGAGCGATGACGAATATGTGGTAAACAATAGCATTGTGCATATACCGCAGCCGGGCGCGTTTCCTGCGATCTCCAAGAATAATACCACTTTTCCGGTTGCGGCTGTGACGAGAACGGACTCTGATATTATCTATGGGCTTGATGTATATGCTACTGCTCCTTCTTTGGTGCCGCAGTATGATATTGACGAGATCAGCTATGACAAGATAGCCAGCGTGATCGAAGACCATTATGCATACCTGTTCCAGAACATGGCGGATGATATGCTGTATAAATGGGTAAACAACCTGCCAGCTTCCAACATTATCTATACGACAGGCGCTGCAACTGCTG